CACCAGCCTGTCTCCATGTCACTCCCCCGTCCCCCGCGTTAGGGTTGACCTGAGGGGAAATTTTTGGGACAAAATTCTGAGTCGATACCACGCGGACTCCTGGCGCTTATCACCCCCCGGCACCCCCTCCCGCGCCTCTGTCCCGCGCTCCGCCCGCCCCCTCCCGCCCAGGCAAACGCCACACCCCACGCCACACGCCCCTGGTAAGCTCTTGATTCGCAAGGGATCGCACAAGATGCAGTATCCTACCACCACCAGTCCAGCCCACTAGACAAGCCCCAGGAACCACCAACAGCCCTACCTTTTCCACTCGATGGAATCCTTTTCCATTTACCGTGAGTGAGAGGTGGGGCTTGTTTTTGCATTTTTTGGAAATCCTTTCCACTCCTTGAGATCACCTCAAGCCCAACCACCAGCCCAACCACCAGCCCACGACAAGCCCAACCACCAGCCCCACACCCTATCCACTGCAGGAACGCCACAAAGCCCCACCACAAGCCCCACACAAGAAAATTTTTTCTCCTTTTTCCTGTTTATCTTCAATCACTTAGAGATTCGTTACACTTTTTTACAAAAAAGACTCTTGTCAATCCCTATCCACTGTCGCAACATTCGCCTTGCCAACGGGCAAACGGGAATCGGCCCAGCCCCCACAACCTAGAACCACCGCTCTTTAACAATGCATTTATCCACTGCCGCGACCGTTGCGCCTATGGGTGCAACCTGTAGGGCCTCCAGCGGGGGCCTTATGGGGTGAATCCATACCAACCAACCATCGTGAGGTGACTACCATGAAAAAGCCCAGCGGTATCGTGATCTATGAAGGCCCCAGCGTTCTCGACGGTGCCTCCATCGTTGCAGTGGCGACCCTCTCCAGCAAGAACGAAAAGACCGGCGCGATGGTGCAAACCTGGATCCTCCGGACTGACCTCAACCCAGTGGCTGCATCCGCTGCTGTCATGGATGGTAGCGTTTGTGGGGCTTGTCCCCATCGTCACTCACTGGGCGGGGGCTGCTACGTCAACATTGGACAGGCCCCGTTGGCAGTCTGGAGGGCATACAAGCGTGGCACCTATCCGCGCCTGGATGCCGAGAATGCCAAGTACCTGCAAGGCCGTGCCGTCCGCATGGGATCCTATGGCGACCCCGCTGCTGTACCGGCTGCTGTCTGGGGTGAACTGGCAGGGTATGCCGCCAAGGTTACCGGTTACACCCACCAAGCCGCCCATCGCAATTTCGACCCGACCATCCTGCAGTGGTGCATGGTGTCCGCTGATACTCCGAAAGCCGCCATGAAGGCCCAGGCCCAGGGGCGTCGTACCTTCCGCGTCAAGACACCTGAGGCCCCCATGCTTCCCGGCGAGATCGAGTGCCTGTCAGACGCCAAGGGCATCACCTGCATCGAGTGTGGGCTGTGCAATGGTGCCAGCAACGCCCAGGCCCCCAGCATCGTGATCAATGTCCACGGATCCCGCGCCAAGCGATACACCGACAAGTTCAACCGCGCCAACCTGATTGCGGTTTCTGCTGCCTGAACCTATCCACCCACGCAACCTATGCAGGAGGTTTATCAGGGGGCATTCCCAAGAGTGCCCCCGAGTGTAACCACGCAAGGAGGACCGATAATGGCAAAATACACTCGCAGGTTCGACACGCTGGCCGATGTAGGCCACTGGCTGGAACACCTTCGCCGCTTCGAGGGGATCCGCTTCACCGTCAAGCGAGTGCCCGAGGTTCGTCGCCAGGGCTGGAAAACCATCACGGTGCCGGTCTGGGTGCTGACCTTCGAACATCCGCAATTCCGAGGGCAGGTCGGCCTCACACCCTCAGGGGTCTTCATGTCCTCTGGGCAAGTGCGCCCCATCTACACCACCAGCGGTCGCAGTTATGCGGCCACTTGGCAAGGTGTCCTGACCTTCAAGGGGGAGTGGCGTGACATGACCGAGAGGAGCGCCGCATGAGTCGATACGACTGGGTGGATCTCATCGTGCTATCCACCTTCGCGTTATATACGCTTGCCATGCTAATACGTACATGGTAAAAATTGCGCTTGTGGATGGACCACGAACGCACATAGTTCACGGCATAGGATTGCCAGCTTCGTACAGGTAGCGCCCCTCAAGTACAAGGAGTCCGATATGAGGGGGCTGAAGGGAGAATCAAGCGGCCATGAGCGTCGTTTTCACAACACCTGTAGTATTCGGTTGGAGAATGTACTTCGAAAGCGCCTCTGTTACACGCGGGGAACGCTTGCTAGACTGGATAGTAGACGGGGGTGACATCCTCGTCTGGTTGGGATCTTCACACATAGTTCTCTCAAGAGAACGACAGAGAAAAACCAAGGGGATTGATCATGGACAAGATGACGATGATGAAAGGTGTGCGTTTTATTGAGGAGTTCAGGAAGTTTGACCCTGAGATGCAGCTCCAGACTGCCGCCACGTTCATGTGGACGGTGATTCAGCCCGGCATAACCATGAAGGAGATGATGAACCGTCTGGGGATCTCCCAGGCCTCCTGCTCACGCAACGCTGCGGCTCTGTCCGCCCGCCACCGCAAGGATCGCCCAGGTCACGACCTCATCGAGATCAAGCCCGATCCTGAGGACCACCGCCGCAAGGTTCTCTACCCGACCCCGAAGGGCAACCGAGTGGCGGAGACCATCTGGGAGATCCTCGACGCCGAGGTACCCAACCGCAAAGCGCCTGAGTCAGTCGAGTGATGGTGCGCGGAGCGGGACTCGAACCCGCACGGCTATCGCCAGGGCATTTTAAGTGCCCGATGTCTACCAATTCCATCATCCGCGCTTCAAGAGGAGAGCGAGACCATGCCTGTACGTCCGAGAGGAAACGGTTATGAAGCCACCGTCAACAACAAGGCTCTGCCGGGGGGACGGCTGAGGAAGCTGTTCCCCACCGAGGCCCAGGCCTCCCAGTGGGAACTCAAGGTCAAGGCCAAGCTCGCGGCGGGAGAGCCTATCACAACTGAGGAGAGCCGCACAAATGGCGCTCCCGCCACCCTCAAAGAGCTGTTCGACCTGACCTGCAAGAAGTACTGGAAGGGCAAGGCGGGCGAGAAGTCCAGCATGACCAACGCCCGCAAGGTCATGGAATTCCTGGGGGAGAACGCCTCCCCCCTTCGCATCACCGAGCAGAAGATCGATGAGCTGGTCTTCCACTGCGAGGCGCAAGGCCTAGCAGACGCTACCATCAACCACCGCCTGAACGCCCTATCCAAGGCCCTCACCTACGCCTACGAGCGAGAGTGGATCCCCAAGAAGCCGAAGTTCGAGTTCAAGAAGCTGGAGAACGGACGCATCCGGTACATCACCGAGACCGAGGAGCGGGAGGCCCTCGCCTACTTCCAGCATGTGGGCAACCAGGACATGCGCGATGTGTACGTGGTCGGCGTCGACACTGGGATGCGGATGGGTGAGATCCTGCGCCTGGAGAAGCGGGACATCCACGAGAACCTGCTGACCGTCTGGAAGAACAAGAGCAACCGCCCCAGGTCCATCCCGATGACCAAGCGGGTGCAGGAGGTCATCGAGCGCCGCTCCCGGCTGACCACTGCCCGCATCTTCGACAAGTGGACCCACTCCAAGGTCGGCCACTACTGGGACCAGATGCGCCGACACCAGGGGCTGCTGCGTGATCCTCAATTCGTCCCGCACGTAATGAGGCACACGTTCTGTTCAAGGTTGGTACAACGTGGGGTACCTATCGTGACAGTGAAGGAACTGGCTGGACATTCATCCATCCAGGTGACCATGAGGTATTCACACCTCGCCCCGCAGAACCTCGCCAGCGCCATCGAGGCACTGGAATAAAGCAGAAAAGAGTAGTATCTTCGGGCCGCGCCACCACCACAACCATGTGGCGCCACGGTGGCGAGAGCCACATTTAATGCGAGAGTGGAAGACAAAACCCCTTTAAAATCAGCCAGTTGTGCTTGGAGAGTGGATGTGGGAGAGACTTAAAATCTCGACCTCTCTAGTATTCACTCTCGATTGAGTCTGGCTATCAAGCCAGGCTTTTTCTTTGTCTGCTCCTATCCACTCCCGCAACCTTTGCAGACACAAGGGACCGGTGTGGCGTGCCACACGCGCCAATTACCACACAGTCTCAGAGAGCCACCCCATTACCACACAGTCTTGGGGGACCGGTTCTCTGGGCTGCTCCCCCTTGAGAGAGACCTAGAGAGAGACCTACCAGATGAAAACTCCTACCCCCTCCATCACTGATCAACTCATTGAGTCCATCGAGAAGAATCCTGAGTGGGACCGAAAGTTCGACAGGCAGGTACAACTTGAAGAGAAGATGCGAGGCATGGGCGTCGACCGTTACTGGACCAACGTGACCAAGGCCAGAGAGCGTGGTCAGGAAACCAGCACCGCCCCTGTCCGCCGTCTGATGGGTCAGGCCACCGTCGACATTGCCGAGGGCATCCGTGAGTTCCTGGCCGAGTGTGAGACCGGCAAGGCTGGTCGCAAGCACACCGCCCACAAGTTCCTCAGCCAGATCGAACCGGAGGCTGCTGCCCTGATCACCGCTCGGGTGGTGCTGGATGGTGTGGCCAAGGGTGACATCATGGTGTCCCTGGCCCGCAAGGTGGCCGTGATGGTCGAGGATGAGCTGGCCTTCCGCCAGTTCAAGGAGGCCGACCGCAACTCCTACGACTGGCTGGTGAAGCGTGAGAAGCGGGTGAACGGGACCAGCTACCGCCGCCAGCGGCTGGTCATGAAGCACAACATGAAGGCCCGTGGCATCGAGGTGGAGGAGTGGACTGCCCGCGAGCAGCTCCTGGTCGGCTCCAAGCTGATCGAGATCATGATGGTCAAGACCGGTCTCGTTCAGCGGGTCACCCGTGCAGTGGACGCCAAGCGCCAGGAGGTCTACATCGAGGCCACCCCGGCGACCATGGACTGGATCAACGAGGAGTCCAACCGCTGCGAGGCGATGTCCCCGGTGTACCTGCCGACCATCATCCCGCCCCGCCCCTGGACTTCCCCCTTCGAGGGCGGCTACTGGACCCCGCGTGTCCGCCGTCTGGCCCTGGTCAAGACCCACTCTCGTGCCTACCTGGAGGAGCTGGCCGAGCATGACATGCCCCAGGTCTACGACGCCGTGAACGCGATGCAGCACACTGCCTGGGCCGTGAACACCCAGGTGCTGGAGGTCATGCGGACCCTGTGGGACCGTGGCTCTCTGCTGGGCGGTATTCCGTCTGCTGAAGACTTCCCCCTGCCGCCCAAGCCCCAGTTCCTCGAAGAGGAGAAACCCAAGGAGACCTGGAGCGACGAGGAGCTGGGTCAGTTCAAGCGGTGGAAGCGTGACGCCACCGAGACCTACACCAAGAACGCCAAGCTCAAGTCCCTTCGGCTGCAGTTCGTCAAGACGCTGACCGTGGCCGAGTTGTTCGCTGACGAGGAGGAAATCTACTTCCCCCACCAGCTCGACTTCCGTGGTCGTGCGTATGCCGTGCCGATGTTCCTCAACCCCCAGGGCAGCGACGTTGCCAAGGGGCTGCTGACCTTCGCGGACGCGGCTGCCATCAACGACCAGGAGGGTGCCGACTGGCTGGCGATCCATGGGTCCAACAGCTACGGCTTCGACAAGGCCCCCCTGCGCGACCGCGTGCAGTGGGTGAAGGACCATGAGGCTGAGATCCTGGCCTCTGCCGAGGATCCCTACAGCAACACCTTCTGGGCTTCTGCCGATGCCCCCTGGCAGTTCCTGGCGTTCTGCTTCGAGTGGGCCGAGTTCAAGGCCGAGGGCTTCGGCTACCTGTCCACCCTGCCGGTGCAGATGGACGGCTCCTGCAATGGGCTGCAGAACTTTTCAGCGATGCTCCGTGACTCCATCGGGGGCGCTGCTGTGAACCTGATCCCCGCAGACCGTCCGGCTGATGTGTACCAGCAGGTGGCTGATGTGGTCCTCAAGCGGGTGGAGAAGGATGCCCAGAGCGACGACGAGCGCCTCGCTCACCTTGCCCGTGGCTGGCTCAAGCACGGCATCACCCGCAAGGTCTGCAAGCGTCCAGTGATGACCCTGGCCTACGGGGCCAAGGCCTTCGGCTTCAAGCAGCAGGTCTTCGAGGACACCGTGCAGCCCTACAAGTACTCCGTGGGTGTCGCCAACTTCCCCTGGGAGGACTCCGGCTGGGGTGCTGCCGACTACATGGGTAAGCTGATTTGGGAGTGCGTGGGTGAGGTCGTCGTGGCTGCTCGTCAGGCGATGGACTGGCTCCAGACTGCTGCCAAGGCTGCCGCCAAGGAAGGACTACCCGTGCGCTGGGAGACTCCCGATGGTCTGGTCGTTCTCCAGGCCTACCCCAAGATGCTCTCCAAGCGTATCGACCTGACCTTCAATGGTGCCCGTCACCTCATTACCCTGGCCACCGAGCCGTCGAAGGAGCTGGACAAGTCCAAGCAAGCCAACGGGATCTCACCCAACTGGGTGCATTCCATGGACGCTGCCCACATGCGTGCCACCGTGCGCCGCTGCTGGGACGAGGGGATCCACTCGTTCTCCCTGGTCCACGACAGCTACGGCACCCACGCGGCCAACGCCTGGGCGCTCGCTAAGTTCCTGCGCGAGGAGTTCGTGATGCTGTACGAAGAGGATGTGCTGGACCGCTTCAAGTGCGACCTGGAGCTGCAACTGCCGGAGGATGTGCAACTGCCGGAGCTTCCCCCGAAAGGCGACCTGGACCTCGCTACAGTGGAGGAGTCCGTCTATTTCTTTGCCTAGATCTATCCACTGACGTAACCTTTACGGGATCGAGGCCTATCCGATTACCACACAGTATTGGATGACCGATCCACGGACCCCTGGCCAGACGGCTGGGGGTCTCGCTTTCAAGCACCCCAACAACAGGGAGAACCGAACGATGACCAACCAACTGACCATCGCCAACACCGCCATCCGTCAAGACGCCGAAGGGCGCTACTGCCTGAACGACCTGCACAAGGCTGCCGGTGGCATTCCAAAGCACCGTCCCGGTGAATGGCTGAAGACCGCCCAAGTGCAGGAGCTTGTGGCTGAGATCGAAAGTGCGAATATCGTCGCAGTTTACAAAGTCATGGGACGCAACGGCGGCACCTTCGTAGTCAAGGAGCTGGTCTACGCCTACGCCATGTGGATCAGCCCCGCGTTCCACCTCAAGGTGATCCGCGCTTACGACGAGCTGCAGACCCAGGGTGTTGCCTTCTCTGAGCAGACAGTCGAGAAGGTAGCCACCGGGGAGATGTCTGAGGACGAGCTGGTCATGAAGGCCATGACCATCATGCAAACCAAGGTGGAGCGCCTCAAGGCCGAGCGTGACGGACTCGTCAAGACCGTCGGGAAGTTCGACCACACCATCAACCGAGTCGTCCGAATGCTGGACGGCGTCAACACCAACCGCACCAAGGCCGACCTTTGCGACCAGGGCTACCTGTACCGTCGCTTCGGCCACTACCGCGTCTACTCCAAGTACCGCCACCTGTTCGTCGAGAAGTTCGATGACGCGACTGGGCGCGGGAACATCTACTGCACCCCCGAAGGTAAGGCCCTGCTCGCCCGTCTCTACGAGGAAGGCAAGCTGACCATGAAGGTGGGCTACCGCGCTGCCTGAGGGAATTACCACACAGTATTGGACAACCGCATGGAGACTCTCGAACTCGCCAAGACCTACTGGGAGCAGGGTGAACCTCTCCCCCTCGATCTGGCAGTAGAGCTGATGTCCCAAGGCTTCGATGTTGAGGCCCTGGAGCAGCTTTACTGCGCCTGATGCAATCCACTAACGCAAACCTTTCGCAACCCCACGACAACTGTGAGGACCACCTAATGGCGCAAGCCCGTACCCGCAACCCCCGTTATGTCACTGAAACCGGTACGGCCATCTACCCGTACCTGATCGAGCCGGACACCAAGTTCAACGCCGATGGCGAATACAAGGTCAAGCTCAAGCTGGCCCCCGACTCCGTCATCAAGGACGCCAAAGGCAAGAGCCTGGGCGATGTCCAGTCGTTCATCGATGCCATGGCCGAGAAGTCCCTGGAGAAGGCCAAGCAGGAGAACAAGGGCAAGATCAAGGAAGCCGACGTTCCCTACGAGATCGATGAGGACACTGGCGAAGTGCTGGTGAACTTCAAGCTCAAGGCTGTCGGCAAGACCCGCGAGGGCAAGGAGTTCACCCAGGCCCCGGCCCTGTTCGACGCCAAGGGCAAGCCCGCCGAACCCGAGGCGATCTGGGGCGGTTCCCTGCTCAAGGTCTCCTTCGAGGTCGTCCCCTTCTACACCAAGCTGATCGGCGCTGGTGTCTCTCTGCGCCTCAAGGCAGTGCAGATCATCGAGCTTCGCAAGGGCGGCGGCGCTTCCGCTGAGAACTACGGCTTCGGTGCCGAGGAAGGTTACGAGGAAGAGGACGCTGCCGGTGAGGCTGGCTTCGCTTCCGATGACGAGCCGCCGTTCGAGACCGACGACGAAGAGCAGGAGCGAGGTGACTTCTAAGGCATGAGGAAACGGACACGGAACCCCGGACTGATACATGGGTTCCGGTCTGGCTTGGAGGAGAAAATCGCCTCTGACCTCAAGGCCAAAGGGATCGACGCTGAGTACGAGACCGAGAAGATCGCCTACATCAAGCCCGCCCGGAACGCCAAGTACACCCCCGACTTCATCCTGCCCAACGGAATCATCATCGAGACCAAAGGGCGCTTCGTTGTGGAGGACCGCCAGAAGCACCTGATCATCAAGGACCAACATCCCGACCTGGACATCCGCTTCGTCTTCTCGTCCTCCCGTTCCCGTATCACCAAGAACAGCAAGACCACCTACGGCATGTGGTGCGAGAAGTACGGCTTCAAGTTTGCTGACCGTGACATCCCCGAATCCTGGTTAAAGGAGCCTGTCTGCCCGAAGCGTCTTGCTGCCATCCAGAAGGCGAGACCTGAATGACCCGAGAAATCGACCACCTGATCATCCACTGCGCTGCTACCCCCCCGACCGCTGACATTGGCGCTGCCGACATCGACCGCTGGCACCGTCAACGGGGCTGGTGGGGCAACGGCTATCACGCAGTCATCCGCCGCAACGGCGAGACCGAAACCGTAGAGTCAGGCCACCGCTGCCGTCCCCTCGACCGGGCAGGTGCCCATGTCGGTGACTGTGGTCCCGGCTGGAATCGACGTTCCATCGGCGTGTGTCTGGCTGGAGGCGTCGACACCAACAATCGACCCGCCAACAACTTCACCGATGCCCAGTGGAAAGCCCTGGAGGAGTACGTTCTGACCATGCTCGAACGCTTCCCCAGCATCCACACCATCGGTGGTCACCGCGACCTGATCGCCAAGACCGGCGCACCGCCGAAGGCCTGTCCTTCCTTCGCCGTCACCGACTGGTGGCGCAATGAAGTACTCCCGAAGTACCCCGATGTGGAGCGGTTCCAGAGCATCAAGCTCCTGGTTCTGTGATTACCACACAGTATTGGACAACCACCCAGCCCTGGCCTGACCGCCGGGGCTTTTCTGTTTTCAGACCCACGACAACTGTGAGGACCAACCCATGATGAACACCGCCCTCAAGCCCGTTGACCCGATGTATCTCTCTCCGCAGTGCCGCCAGATCCTCAACGACCTCTACCGTGGCACCGTCACCCAGCGTTCCGCCCTGATGGACCACGGAATCATGGCCCTGCCTCGCCGCATCGCTGACCTCAAGGAAGCTGGCTACCCCATCGAGAAGGTCATGAAGCGCAACCCACATACCGGCCAGCGTTACGCCAGCTACTACCTCGCCTCCTAAGGAGCCAGCCGTGAAGTCACTCGACAAGATCCTCAAGGGTTTCCACAAGACCATCGAGCAGCTCGACAGCCTGATCGTCCATAACGAAGCCGCTGTCGACGCGAACATGGAGCAGATCGAGCGGCTGCGTGAGGAGAACCTGGACCTGACTGCCGAGAAACAATCCGCCGCCAACATCCGCAACAACCTCCAGAAGCTGCTGGAGGGCTGATGAGCGAGTGGGTGACAGGGAAGTAGCCCTCTCCCCCAACTTCCATAGGAGAACCACGTGCTAACACAAGACCTTTTACGAGAACTGTTTGACTACAAACCTGACACGGGGGAGTTAAGCCGAAAGGATGGTAAACCCATGGCTCAACGTCCTGTGTCTAAAGACAGGTACAAGCAGGTAAGGATAAACGGCTCGATGCACCGTGTTCATCGAATTATCTGGTTATGGGTCTACGGAGAGATTCCGAAAGGTATGGTTATAGATCACGTCAACGGTGATAAGCACGACAACCGTTTAGCCAACCTTCGTCTGGCTTCCCGAAAGCAGAATAATCAGAACAGAGTACCCACCAGAAGAGGTTACAAAGGCATCTCCAAGCGACGTGGGAAATGGGCTGCATATATAAGCGAAGACAACCGGACAGTCTGCATCGGTGTTTACAACACCCCTGAAGAAGCAGCAAGAGCTTACGATGAAGAAGCCGTTAAACGCTTCGGTCAGTTCGCTAAAACAAACGCTGTTCTCGGTTTGCTCTGATGTATCCACGGAGGTGAGTAATGCCCGAATGGATACAAACACACATCCCTTGTCCCTCGTGTGGTTCTTCTGATGCAGCTTCTGTCAACGACAGGGGCTGGCTGAAGTGTTTTTCCTGCGGGATTAACCAAAAGGTAGACGGGGACGAACCAACCAAACCGAGAGGAAAGCGAGTGGCAACCGACAAGCCCCTGGTTCCCTTCGGGGAGTTCCGCGCTCTGACCAAGCGCAAGATCACAGAGGAGACCTGCAAGAAGTTCGGCTACTTCATCGGTAGCTACAAGGGTGAAGCCGTCCAAGTGGCCCCCTACCGGGACCGCCAGGGCAACATCATCGGCCAAAAAGTACGGACTGCCAGCAAGGACTTCCGTACCACTGGTGACTTCAAGAAGCCCGCCCTGTTCGGTCAGCACCTGTGGGGTGACCACGGTAAACGTCTGATCATCACCGAGGGTGAGATCGACTGCATGACCGTGAGCCAGCTCCAGGGCAACAAGTGGCCCGTAGTGTCCGTGCCCAACGGTGCCCAGGGAGCCGCCAACTCCATCAAGGACAACCTGGAGTGGGTCATGGGCTTCGAGGAAGTCGTGATCATGTTCGATCAGGACGACCCAGGCCGGGAGGCTGCCATCAAGGTGGCCGAGCTGCTGCCCCCAGGCCGCGCCAAGATCGCTGAACTCTCCATGAAGGATCCCAACGAGATGCTCGTTGCGGGCCGGGGAGAGGAAGTGATGAAGGCGATGTGGAACGCCAAGGAGTACCGCCCCGATGGCATCCTCGATATCGATGAGATCCTTGACGAGATCGAGAAGCCCATCGAGCGGGGCCTCCCCTGGTTCCTCCCCAGCCTGACCGAGTACACCTACGGTCGCCGCTGGGGTGAGGTCTACGGCTTCGGTGCCGGTACCGGGGTGGGCAAGACCGACCTGTTCACCCAGCAGATTGCCTTCGACATCACCGAGCTGAACATGCCGGTGGGTGTGATCTACCTGGAGGCCAAGCCGGTCGACACCGGTAAGCGCATCGCAGGGAAAATCGACGGCAAGCGCTACCACGTACCCGACGCTGGCTGGGAGATGGACGACCTGCGTTCCACCCTCAAGCGCCTCAAGGGGAAGGTGACCTTCTACGACAACTGGGGCGATACCGACTGGGAAGTCGTCAAGCTCAAGATCCGCTACATGGTGGTCTCCAAGGGCATCCGCCTGATCTACCTCGACCACCTCACCGCCATGGCTGACACCAGCAACGAGAAGGAATCGCTGGAGCAGATCATGAAGGAGATGGCGGGTCTGGCCAACGAGCTGGGCTGCATCATCCACTACGTCTCCCACCTCTCCACCCCTGAGGGTAAGCCCCATGAGGAAGGCGGGCGGGTGATGATCAAGCACTTCAAAGGCTCCCGCGCCATCGGCTTCTGGTCGTTCTTCATGTTCGGCCTGGAGCGCAACCAGCAGTCCGACGATCCCGAGGAACGCAGCACCACCACCTTCCGCATCCTCAAGGACCGCTACACCGGCCAAGCAACCGGCAAGGTGATCCTGCTCGGCTACGACGCTGAGACAGGTCTCCTCTACGAGAAGGACGACAGTCACGGCTTCGGTGATGAGACCGGAGGCGAAGCAGGTTCTTCTGACTTCTGATCTATCCACCTGTGCAAGCGATGAAGAAATGTACGAAATGCGGGGCGTTAAAGAGCGAGGGGGATTTCCACAGACGAGGCGATACAGGACGATTAAGGAGCGCCTGTAAGGAGTGCATTAACGCAGCGAACTTGGCGCGTTATCACTCAAGGAAGGAGACACGCGAGGCCCATTCACGAGCCTCCATGAAGCACTACCTCAAGAAGCTCTACGGCATAACCCCAGAACAATACGAGCGAATGCTCGAAGACCAAAACCATCGGTGTGCTATCTGCCAAGAACCTGAGAAACAGTCCAGAAGGCTGGCAGTAGATCACGACCACTCCACCGGCAAGGTGAGATCCCTCCTTTGCCAGTCCTGCAATACAGCAATCGGCAAGCTCAAAGACGACCCGGAGTTAATACGACGGGCGGCTGAGTATGTCGAGCGCCACTCCAGCGAGAGGGCCAGAGATGCAACGAGTAGCTTTCGACATCGAGACCAACGGTCTCTTACACCAGCTTGATCGAGTCCATTCCTTAGTAATCAAGGATCTGGACTCTGGGAAAGTCTGGTCGTGTACCGACGACGATCCTCGGTATGTCCCCATTAAGGAAGGACTTGAGGTTCTCAGTCAAGTAGATGAGGTGTGGGGTCATAATATCCTGAAGTTCGACCTTGCTGCATTGAAACTGGTTTACCCAGACTTCGACATTCCCATCGAGCGTGTAAGAGACACCCTGTTGTACTCGCGGCTTCTCTGGCCTGAGCTGGGTGACCGGGACATGGGGCTGATCCGGGCCAAGCGAATGCCCGGTAAGCTCCGTGGCTCCCATGGTCTGGAAGCGTGGGGCTACCGCCTCAAGCTCAACAAGGGCGACTACGCCAAGGAGATGAAGGCCAAGGGTCTCGACCCATGGGCCAACTGGAACCAGCCCATGCAGTCCTACTGCGAGCAGGACGTTGAGGTCACCCAGGCCCTGTGGGAACTGATCAAGACCAAGGAGCTGCCCCAGCGAGCCGTAGAGCTGGAGCATAAGTTCGCCTTCATCATCGCCAAGCAGGAGCGCCACGGCTACAGCTTCGACAAGGACGCCGCCATCGAGCTGTACGCCGAGCTGGCAGCCAAGCGCCAGGAGCTGGACGAAGAGATCAAGGCGTTCTTCCCCCCGTGGTACGTGAGTGCCGGGGTCACCACCCCCAAGCGGGACAACAAGCGGTTCGGCTACATCGAAGGCGCGAAGTTCACCAAGATCAAGCTGCAGGAGTTCAACCCCTCCAGCCGCCAGCAGATTGCCGACCGTCTCATCAAGCTCTATGGCTGGGAACCGACCGAGTACACCGAGTCCGGTCAGCCCAAGGTCGATGAGACCACCCTGAAAGACCTCCCCTACCCACCCGCAAAGCTCCTGTCCGAACGGTTCGTGATCGAGAAGCGTATTGGTCAACTCGCCGAGGGACAGGCAGCGTGGCTCAAGCTCGAACGCAACGGGAGAATCCATGGTTCTGTCAACACTATCGGAGCAGTTACGGGTCGCTGCACCCACAGTAGCCCGAACGTGGCTCAAGTCCCTGGCTGTCGCGCTCCTTATGGGGAGCGTTGTCGTCGGCTGTTCCGCGCCACTCCCGGCTTCAAGCAAGTGGGAGCAGATGCCAGTGGATTGGAACTTCGATGTCTCGCCCATTACATGGCCCGGTACGATGGTGGCGCTTACGCCGAGATCCTCCTCACCGGAGACATCCACCTAGCCAACCAAAAGGCCGCAGGACTCCCAACACGAGATGATGCGAAGACCTTTATCTACGCGTTCCTTTAATACTGGAGGAACTAAAACCGTGTGAATTCAGGGGACATCTCACAGAGACAATCCTGAGCCAAGACCTATACGGCAGTGTCATTAGGAGAACCTATGGCACTGACAAATGCTGAACTACAGTTCAATCACAGACGTACCAAGAAAGGTACGATCTCAAACAAACGACAATCTTGTAAGAAAAACGCGAACAACAAAGGGCTGGAGTTTTCCCTCAGCACAGAGTATCTCACCATGTTGTGGGACTCCCAGAGGGGATGCTGTGCCTTTTGTGGTGGAGAATTGGGCTTCATCGGATCAGGATGGAGCGCGGCCTCTGTTGATCGCATAGACCCTACTAAGGGTTACGTGGAAGGGAACGTCCAATGGGCGCACTGGCGTTGTAATGACGCCAAGGCCAATATGGACAACGAAGACTTCTTGAGGATGTGTGCGGCCATAACGGCCAAGCATTTCGCTCGTCTATAACTATCCACTGTCGTATAGGTAAGGTGCAACGACTATCCCGAAAGGGAGTACACCCAAGCGGGTGGAAGCGCACGGCACCCGAAAGGGTGATGAGATAGTCTGCTCTACATGGCGACATGTAGCAGTTCATAAGAGAACGGGCCGGGGAGTAGCGAACCCGGTCGAACACAAGGTATGGAGCCGGTGATGAAAAGATCGGCCAGATCATCGGCAAGGGAGCGCGTGAGGGGAAGAAGCTGAAAGAAGCCTTCCTCGACCGTACCCCAGCCCTCAAGAGACTCCGCGAGGATGTGGCCTCTGCTGTCGCCAAGAGGAAGTTCCTCTACGGCATCGA